TCACTTGTCGTTCTCCTGGTCGCGACGGATGTTCTCGAGCTTGTCCTCGATGCGCAGCAGCTGCTCGGAGAGGCGCCGGTCCACGTCGCGGATCAACGAGAGCGGCACGTAGGTCCGCGCCACTTCGAGCTTGAAGGCGGCCAGCTCGTCCCGCGTGCGGGCGAGGCCGTCATCATGGCGGGAGGTGCCCTTCTCGATCCGGCGGTCCAGGTCGCGCTTGATGCCGAGCAGCAGCCAGTAGAGCCCGGCGATGACGGGCGCCTGGGCGGCGTCCATCCACCAGAGGGATGGGATGCTAGGGTCCATGGGGGCCTCCTTGCGGGCGGGCGCGCGCATCGCCACAACAGGCGCGCGGAGAAATCGTGAATGTGGAATGAGCCGTATCTGGAAAGCTGCTGCCGCTCGGCCCTGCACCGGCTGACGCTGGTGGGGCCGCATGGCCGCCCGCCGGGTCTGGCGGACCAGCCCTGCCTCTTGCGGCTGCAGAACATGGGCCTCGCCGAGGCGCGGCCGGATGGGCGCTTTTTCATCACCGCGCCCGGCCGGGCGCGGCATGCGAGCGAGGTCCTGAAGAAATCCGCCTGAGCTAGCCGCCCCGCCAGCCGGGCGCCGCAGGCCTTGGCGGCAGGGCCGGCAGGCGCACCGGCTCGGCCAGGATGCAGCCTGCCACCGCATCCAGCCCGTCATCCCGCGCGCCGCGCGCATCGGGCCGCCATTCGGCCATCTCGCGCGGGAAGCCGGTGCGGAACACGCTCTCATGCGCGTGCAGCCGGCGGGCGGCGAGCAGCGGGTCGAAGGCGGCGAGGATGCGCTCGGCCTTGGGGCGGCGGTTGCTGTGCTCGATCACGGCGCAGGCCACGCCCGCTCGCGCCATCTCCCGCCGCAGCAGCGCGGGCAGGAATCGGCCGAGGCCGTTCGTCTCCACGCGCAGCACGGGCAGGATCAGCTCGCGCGCCAGCTCCGCCACCTGGCGGCATTGCTGCGTCGCCGGGTCCTCCGGGACGTCGCTGCGCTGGGTGATCCAGGCGAGGCGGTGCAGGAAGTGGCGCCCCTCGTCATCCGTGTAGGTGGCGGCGAGCACCGAGCCGTCGCCCCCACCTTCGGCGCGGCCGAAGGCGGGGTCCCAATAGCCGCCGCCCGAGGCCATGCGCCGGCCGAGCAGCCAAAGCTGCGCGCGGCCGTTCGCCTCGCGGTATTCGGTCTCCTCCGCGTAGCGCAGCAGCAGCGCGGGATCGAGCCGCGCGGCGCTCACGGCCACCGGTTGCAGCAGCATCTGGCGCGCGAAATGCAGCGCGCCGACGCGGCCGCGCAGAGCGGCGATGGCGCCGTCCTTGAAGCGTTCGGGCCAGGCGCTGTGGCCGGCGGCGTCCAGGATCGGCACCTCCAGGCGGCGATAGCCATCCAGGAAGCCGTCGCCCGGCCGGTACAGGCTCTCCTCGGTGTGCGGCGTGCCGACATAGAGGATGAGGCCGCCCGGCGTCAGGATGAACTCCGTCTCGGCCAGGCGCTCGCGCAGCTCGGCGCGCTTGCCCGGCGTGTCGCAATTGCCGGCGACCTCGACATCGTCGCAGATGATGATGTCGGCCCGCGCGCCGGTGATGTTGCCGAGCAGGCCCTGCGCCAGCATCGAGGGGTCGCGCAGGGCGCCCGGGCGCTGCACGGTGAAGCGATCCGCCGCCCAGGCCTCGTTGCCCTCGGGGATGAGGGCGGCGCAGAGCGGGTGGCGCTCGATGATGCGGCGCACATGGCCGACCATCTTGCCCGCCAGCATCTGGTCGGCCGCGACGACGAGGATGCGCAGCTCCGGGTTGCGGTAGAGCGACCAGGCGCAGAACAGCCCCACCAGGGTGGATTTGCCGCAGCCGCGGAAAGCCATCAGCAGCAGGCGACGGGCGGGCTGCTCCGCCTCCAGCCAGCGCAGGATGCGCCGATGGACCTGGGGCGTGCCCTGGCGCTGCTGGCGGTTCCAGACCCAGGTGAATTCGAGCAGGTCAGCCAGGCTCTCCTGGGTCATCCGCGGGCGTCTCCTCTGCGTCCATTTCCTGCCGCGCCGCATCCAGCGCCTGGAGGGCGGAATCCACGGCCGGCGCGATCTCCTCGCCGGCCATCTTCGCGAGCTGCTCGAGATGCGAGAGCGCGGTCTTCGCCGCGGTCTGACGCGCGATGAAGGCTTTGCTGTCGGCCTCGTGCTCCGTCTCCTGGACGAAGCGCAGGTAGTGCTGCGCCACCAGAGGCAAGGCGATCTCGAGGTCCTTGGCCCAGCCGCGCGGCTTGCGCCGCCTCATGACTTCACCAGGCGCACCCTGACCGTGCCGGCGCCGAGATCCACCGCGGCGCCGCTCCGGTTCCAGGCCGTCACCGTCACCACGTCCTGTGCGCCGATCTGCGCGAGGAAGACGATGCCGGAGGTGGAGAGCGTGAAGGCGGCCTGCACGAAATCGCCCGGCCGCGCGCCGGGGAGCGGAACGTTGATCTGCGCGCTGGCGCCCGCCGCGATCGAGGGCGGATCCCAGGCGAGTTCCGCCCGCAATTCGCGCGCCCCATGGCGCAGGTCCGGCAGGCCATAGAGCAGCGGCGGCGACACGGAAGGATCACAGAGCAGGCGCATGGCGCGCACCTCGTAATCCGTGCCGATGCGCGCGACGCCGATGATGGCATAGGCGACGGCCGGCTCCAGCCGGATCACCTGCAGCCGCGTCAGATCCGCGTCGGTCATGTCGGCCGAGCCCTGCCACCAGCGGGCCGCGCCGTTCCAGACCACGGACATGCCGGAGGCGCGGACCAGCTCGCCCGAGGCGTCGGTCAGCAGGTTCATGCCCGCGTCGAAGCATTGCACGATGAGGCGCGGGTTGTCGGCGTCCACCGCCAGCGCGAATTCCCGCGCCCGCGTCGTATCCACCACGAAGCCGAGCCCGCGCCCGCCCGGCAGCACCACGCCGCGATTGGTGAGCGCGTAATCCTCGAGGCCGGGAAAGGCGAAATCGGCCAGCGTGCTCGGGCTGCCGCTGACATTGGTGGAGAGGCAGGCGAGCTGCTCGAAGCCGGTCTGCGTGGCGGTCCAGCGGAAGGCGGCGGCGCGCAGGCTCGGCACCCCGCCGACCTCGCGCGAGAATTCCCGGTGCGCGGCGGCTTGGTGCAGCGCCCGCACCACGGCGCCGACGCGCGTTGCGCCCGCGTCATAGAAGACGTTCAGCAGATAGCCCTGGCTCGCCCAGGCGATCTCGTAGACATGGTCCTGCGCATTGCCGACATGGCGGGCCGGATAGGGCGAGCAGCCTTCCATCCGCATGCCATAAGCGATCACGGCGCGGCTGTTCACCTCGCAGAGAAAGGGGACGCCGAAGATCGCGGGCCGGTCGCGCGCCTGCAATTCGAAGGCGGGACCGAAGAAGACATGGCGGTTGTGCGCGACATAGGCGCCGGGCTGCGCCGAGAGGCGGATGCCGTAGCGGCTCAGCGTCGGGTAGAGCGAGCTCGCGATGGCGAAGTGGCCGCCATAATAGCGCACCGACGTGTTCCACGCGGCGGCGGTCTGCGTCTGGATGTCGAGGCCGATATGGTTGTTCACCATCCGGCCCAGATGGATGTTGCTGTCCTCGAAGCCGCGCTCCACGCCCAGCGTCTGCACGCCGATGGTGAAGCCCTCGACCTGGCGGATCTCGACGATGCTGGAGTCGAGATTGCGCAGCACGATCCCGATGTCGCCGAAGTTCAGCCAGTCGCTGATGGTGGCGCGGATGACGCGCAGGCCCTGGTAGAGCTTGGCCGCGTTGCGCACCGCCCCGCCATCGCCGATGGTCAGCGCCGCCTGGCCGCCGGGACCGGCATAGAGGATGCTGCCGCGCATGGTCAGGCCCGCGGCGCCGCCGGGCAGCAGCAGCGGCATGGTGGTTCGGAAGGTGCCCTCGCCGATCAGGAGGTGCTTGCCCGCCGCCCCCGCCGCATTCATCGCCGCCTGCAGCGCCGGGCCGTCATCGGTCACGCCATCGCCGGTTGCGCCGAAGTCACGCGCGGTCAGCGTCTCGGCGAGCTTGTCCTCCACGCTGCGCGGCACGGCGCCGGGGAAGGGAGCGGCGATCACCCCCGTGCGGTCATAGGTCATGACGTCGCCCGTCGCGTCGAAGCCCAGAAGCTTCTCGGCCCGCGCCGCGCGCAGCGGCAGCACCATGCCCGAGGGCGCCTCGGCCGGGGAGAGACGGATCGCGCCCTGCACGTCGTCCCGCACCTCCTGGAGCGCGGCGACCTGGCGGTCCAGCTCGTCGTTCAGCGTATTGGCGCGCAGCACGCCGTTGGACTGGAAATCCGTCACCCGCTCGATCGCGAGGCGACGGAGGATGGTGATGCGCGTGCCGGGCAACGGCGCCTCGGCATAGCGCAGCGTGCCGCCGGCGGATTCGCCCGCCCCCTCGACCGTGAAGCCGAAATTCGCCGGCGCATTGTCGCGCAGCACCTCAAGGTCGCCCGCCTCGAAGATCGGGAAGGGATAGGTGAAGGCGGTCTGCACGCCGTCGGCGACGTAGTGAACGCGCGGCGCGATATCGCCGATGCGGATGTGCTCGGACATCAGGGACTCCGGGATCTGGAGGGCGGGGAGGGGCTCAGTCGAGCAGGTTGCGAACCGCGTTGCCGAAGCTCGGCACCGCGCGCAGCACGCTGGTGAGCGAGGCGTCGGGGTTGAGCAGGGAGGCACGGCCGGAGGAGAGGCGCGCACGGAAGAGCGCGTCGCTATCCGCCTGGCCGGCCGCGGCGTCCGCACGCAGGCCCTCGGAGACGCTGGCGGCGGAGCCGTCATTCACCGCGAGCCCGCCTGCGGCGAGGCGCGCCCGGGCGGAGGCCACGGTGCGCGCCACCTGCTCACCCCGCGCGCGCGCCTCGGCCTGCTGCTGCAGCGTAAGCTGCTGCTGGCGCGCCGCCTCCTGCTGGCGGTTGATCTCCAACTGGGCGCGCTGGGTGGCCTGCTGCTGCTGCGCGGTGCGGCTCTGCGCGTAAAGGCCGACGCCGGTCGAGGCCAGGGTGGCGAGGGAAGACAATGCGGCCATCAGTCGGTCGTCCTCATGTCGGTGGTGACGGAGAGCAGGGTGAGCGGCAGCGGCGCATCGCCCGCGATCCGCCAAAGGGGGCGCATCGCATCCCGCCGCCAGCCCAGCGCGGCCAGCCGAACATCGCCGCTGAAGCGGGGTGGCGCGGCATCGAGCAGCGGTGTGTCCAGGCGGCGGAAGGCGACAGGCGAGAGGCCGCGGCCGAGATCCACGTCGAGCGCGGCCGTCTCCAGCAGCCGGAAGCTGACGGAGACGAGGCGCAGCGGCGCGGCGCGGCTGCCGCTGACACCGGTGAGTTCGGGGGGCAGGGGCTCGATCTCATGCGCGAAGGCGAGGCCGATCTGCGTCGCACTGGCCGGCGGGTCGAGTGTGACGCCGCCCTGGGAGACCAGCGCCGCCCCGCGCGGCGCGCCATCGGCCAGCACGCCGACGCTGGAGCCCTCGAGATGCGCGAGGCCGGTCCAGCGATCCTTGGGCACGACGCTCGTGCCGTCCAGCGCGGCGTCCAGGCCGAAGCCGGGCTCGAAGCGCTCCAGCCGGTGTGTCCCCTGGCGCAGCACGGCCACGAAGACGCGGCCATCCACTTCGGCCACGTTGGTGAAGCTGCCGGCCGTCTCCTGCCGCGTCCAGGCCGTCACCTGCTCGGCGCGGAAGAGCGTCAGCGTGGCGAGGCCGCCATCCTCCATCGTCACGTGCAGCAGGCGGCGGGACTGGTCATAGGCCATGGAGGTCGGGTTGCGGATGAGATGCGCCGCGACGAGGCCGAGGTCGTTCGACTGATAGGCCTGCTGCACGTCGGTATAGGCGAATTCGTGGATGGCCCTGCCGCTCCGGGCGGCGAAGATGGTGCTGCCATCCACATCCACCGGCGCGATCATGCGCGCGGCGGAACTGCCGATGCGCGTCTGCCGGTTGAGTTGGATGGAGGAGGGTGTCAGCGGCTCGCCGCTCACCATCCATTCGCCGCCCGTGGTGAAGACCTGAAGATGCCGGCCGGAGAAGACGCCACGGATGGCGTTCACCTGGTCCGATAGCAGACCGAACTCGATGCCCTGGTCATCGAGGCCGGTGCCCTTGTCGAAGTTGAAGAGATCGCCCGAGCGGGAGAGCCAGAGGCGGTTCGGCAGGTCGCGCGCGCCGCCGATGACCAGGCGGTCCTGGTGGAAGCAGGCGCTGACCGGCCAGCCGCGCACCGGGCTGAAGGCGGCTTCCTCCCAATCCGTGCTGGCGGCCGTGTCGGGCAGGGCCTCGCCCGTGCTGAAGCTGGCTTGCGTCGGCGAAATGACGGTGGTGAGCACGCCAAGCCGGCCGCGAAAGCGGAAGTTGGTGCCCGCCTGGCCGGGCAGGAACACCGGGCTGGGTGCGGTCAGCGTGAGGTTGCCCGTGGTGCCGCTGGGCGAGAGCGCGATCCCAGGGTCGAGGAAGCGATAGGTGGGCAGCCGGGCGGAGGGCCAGGCGCTCATGCTCCAGCTCGTGTGGCTGCTGCGCGTCAGGCGCTGCGGCGCCATGTCGGGGTGGCAGATGAGCAGCGTATCCGCGCTCTGCGTGAAGCCGAGCTGCGTCAACTGCGCCGTGCTCCAGGGCGCGGCACCCTGCGCGACCAGCGAGTCCTCCAGGTAGACGCTGAAAAGGCCGCTGGTGAAGACGAGGAGATAGGCCTGTTCGGTGTTGAACTCGAAGGCCAGGAGGCGGGCCGGGCCGGGCAGGATCGCGACATGGCGCAGGCCGGGACGCCGCGTCACGCCGCCGGTCGGCTGGATGAAGACGTTGCGCAGGCGGCGGGCGCCATTGGCATAGGCGCGCAGATCGGCGCGGCCCAGCAGCTCCGGCGCCAGCTCGCCCGCGGCGAAGCTGGATTTGGTCTGGCGGGAGGCGGCCATGGTTCAGCCCCGCGCGCGGATCAGGGGGAAGCCGTCCAGCGCCTGCGTCGTGGCCTGCTGGCTGTCGGCGCGGCGCGCGGCGCGCAGCTCGGCCTCGGCCTGGTTGAAGAGGAGCTGGGCGCGGCTGCTGCTTTCGGTCAGCGGGATGCAGAATTCGGCCGAGAGGCGCGCGACGAGGGCCGCGGCGAAGAAGGCCGGGAAGGTGCTTTCCTGCGGGCGGAAGATGTAGGTGAGGGTCACCTGCTCGGCGTCGCAATGCAGCCGGTCCTCGAAGAGGCGGTAGCTGAGGCCGCGCCCATAGTTCGGGCTGCCGGCGGAGAGGGCACGCAGGAAACCGGGCGGGAGCTGGAAGGCGAAGCGATAATCGGCGCTGGGCTCGGCGGCCAGCCGCGGCAGGCTCTCCTGGCCAGTCGCGAAGCTCCAGGGGTGGGCGGAGAGCAGCGCGTCGCGGATGCCGGCATAGAGGCCTGAGGCGATCTCCGCCTCTGCGGTGCCCTCATCCATCGAGGCGATGGCCTGCGCGCCGATGCGCAGCAGGGCGCGCGAGCAGAGTTCGAGCGCGGTGAGCGCCATGGCGGGATCTCCGGATGGGGGGGAGGGAGAGATGGGAGAAGCGGTATCGGCAAGCGCTGCCTCTCGAGGAAGGAGAGATGCGACGCGAGAATGCGGCCGCAACGCGGCCGCCGCCGCCCAACCGCGCGCATGGCCCGCCGCGACAGAGATGCGGCGAAGCCAAGCGCGCGGAGCGCGCGCCGGCGCCTGAGGCCTTTCGCCGGCGCGCCGTGCGTCATTCCTTGCAGCGCATCCGCACCACACCGGCGTCGTCGATCAAGCACGCCCCCTGGCTCATCATGCTGTTCACGAAATGCGCCGCGCGGTCGCCATGCCAGGTCACGTCGGTGACGATCTCCGACGCCGCGGCATGGCCGATCGCGGTCTTGTGGAAGAAGTAGGCCGAGCGGATCGTGCCGGTCTTGGTCAGGCCGGAATGCGGGATCCAGGTGGCGCCTAGCCACATCTTGGCCTGCATGCCCTTCCAGGGCAGCTGGCTGTCGCCCACATAGTCGGCGCTGGCGAATTCGGGCAGCGTCAGCAGCTCGCTCCACTGCTTCCAGCCGACGACGGCGTAGCGGTTGCCGTCATCGGGCACGTCCATGGCGCCCAGCATCTCGAAGGCCAGCAGCACCTTGGCGCGCGTCATGCCGTCATTGTCGGTCTGGCCGGATTGCGTGCCCACCGCCTCGCGCGTGCCGAGGTCGAGCGCCGCGATGATCAGCTCATCCGTCTTGCGGCCCAGCGCATGCGCGCCGGCGGAGGCGAGGACGCCGATCTCGTCGGCATTGGTCTTCAGCTCGTCGAGCTTGTCGATCCAGTCGCCGGCGTAGTGGTCCTGCAGGAAGCAGGAGACGGCGGAGTATTCGAGGTTCATGACGGGCACGGCGTTGTTGCGCGCCTTGGAGCTGGCGGTGCCGCGGCCGACGCGCTGGAAGATGGTCGTCGCACCCTTCACGTTGGACTTGCTGCGCACGGCGGGGCGCAGCTTGCTGCCCTGGCGCTGATAGGCCTCATGCACCTCGGCCTGGAACTGCGTCACGAAGGCCTGGTCGATGGAACCGGACATGTGGGGTCTCCGGAAGGAGGGTTTCGGGGGAGGGCGCGCGGCGCGGTTGGCCCGACGGGGCCGCGCGCACGCGCCGCATCCGCGCGCCCATCAGGGTTTTGCGCGGATGAATTCGGGCGCCCGCCGCGGCGCAACGCGTGCGGCCAGCGGCGGGCGCGGCCGCCGATCCGGAGAGGAGGGGGCGGATCGGCGGCCCGGCAGGGCGGGCGCGCGACGTCATCGCGTCGGCGCCTCACGCCCTGCATGGGAATTTCTGGTGTCCTCAAACGCCGGGCCTATTCGGCCCGGATGCTCGGCGGCCCGATCAGGCCTGGGCCGCGCACATCAGCCGCCGACCAGCTTGCGGAAGCCTTCCGTGACGCGCTTCACGAATTCCGGCTCGCGCGTGCGCCAATAGCGCGGGTCGCGCATCAGGCGGCGCAGCTCGCCCTCGTCCAACGCCTCGGGCGGCGCGGTGTCGCGCTCCAGGCTCGGTTCGGTGCCGCGCATCATGCGCTCCAGCGCCAGCACGCCCTCTTCCGTGGTGGAAAGGGCGTCCAGCACGCCGGGGGGCAGGTTCGCCTGGCCCCAGGCCTTGAGCTGCGCGGCGACGCGGCGGAAGCGCTCCTCGCCGCCGAAATGGGCGCGGAGCTTCTCGGCCTGGCGGTCGGCCTCGAACTGCTGCGCGGCCTCGGCCACCAGGGGGAGCAGGCGTTCGGCGGCGAGGTCATAGAGCAACTGCACCTGCGCGCAGGTGAAGCCGGCCTCGTGCAGGCGCTGGTTGATTTCGGGATCGGGGCCGCAGAGCTCGTGCTTCGGCGTGATGTCGTAGCCCTCCGGGCTCTCGGGGATCCCCATCATCTCGCGCCAGCGGCGGCGTTCCTCGTCATCGGCCTCGCGCGCGGGGGGCGCCAGGCGCTGCGACAGGCGCCGTTCCAGCTCGCGGTAGCTCTTCAGCAGCGCGTCCACGCGCAGCTCGCCGCGCTCGGCGTCCCAGAATTTCTCGGGGACCTCACTGGGCCGGGCGCCGGGCGCGGCGGCGGGGGAAAGGGCGGTGTCGAGCAGGTTGTCGGGCATGGGCTGTGTCACTCCGGTTGGACCGAGGGGGCGAGGATTTCGGCCGGCGCGCCGAGGGTGCGGGCGAGCCAGCGGGCGGCGGCGGCGGCATCCACCTCGGCCACCGCGTCAGCGCCCATCTTCGAGACGGCGTCCAGGAAGAGCAGCGTGTTCGCCGCGTCCGCACGGCCCTGGACGCGGGCCAATGGGCTTTCGTAGCGCAGCGCCACGCGGCCCTGGTCCAGCAGGACGGGCGGCACCTCGCCACGCCGGGCGAGGATGGCGAGGCAGCGGGCGACCAGCGGCGTCAGCAGCTCGGACTGCAGGCGGCCATAGGTGGCGCCGAGAAGCCGCGCCGTCTCGGCGCTGCGCTCCAGCACCTCGGTCGCGGTCATGCGCTGGTCGCGCAGGGCGCCGAGGCGATCGGCCAGCAGCGCGGTGCGGATGCGCGCGCGCAGATCGTTCAGCACGAGCTGCGAGACGTCGAAGTCGCCGGGTGCCGCGAGCGGCGTGAGGCCCGCGCTGCCTGGCGCCTTGGGGATGATGGCGCCGGGGGTGAGCTGCACCGTGGCCGGGTTCAGCACGCCGTCATCCTCCGCCTGCCAGATGCCGGTGACGGCGATGGAGGCGTTCTTCAGGACGAGCTCGACGACGCGGTTGGCGGTGCGGATGTCGGGCAGCGCCTTGATGACGGGGCCGCGGCCATAGACCTCGCCCGGCGCCTTCAGCCAGCGGAACGCGATGAAGGGGGCATCCGCGAAGCGGCCCTGCGCCACGAAGAGCGGCGCCTTGAGGCCGGGCGCGTCGAAGACGGCGGCGTAGCGATGGCCCTGCCCATCCGGCCAGACCGCCTCGACCAGGCGATGCCTGACCGGCTCGGCCTCATCCACCTCGGCCGCGGCCTCGCGCTGCAAGCCAGGGGGGATTTCGGCGAAGGGGAAGCGCCGGAGCATCTCGCCGGTGGACAGGCGCGCCTCGCGGAAGACGGTATCGAGCCGGCCGGCGGGGCCCTCCTCGAGCACGGCGTTGCGCACAGGGACGGCGGTGAAGCGCAGCGCGGTGGCCTCGCCGGGTGGGGCCTCCTCCACCAGCATGATGCCGGTGCCGGTGATCACCAGGTCCAGGAAGGCCTGGTGCATCTCGACCGCGAAGTTGGAGCGGTCGAGATGCGCCTGCAGTGTCTGGGCCGTCTCCTCCAAGGCGAGGGCCTCGGCCGGGTCGGCGGCGCCCTGGGCGGGGGCCAGCCCGAACCAGCGGGACCAGGGGGGCGTCAGCTCGGCGAGGAGCGAGGCGGCGAGCTGCTCGGCCGCGTCGGCGGCGGTGGCGTCATAGAGGTTCGCCGCCTCATGCGGGGCAGGCAGGACATGGGCATAGGCGTCGCGCCAATTGGATTCATGCGGGCGGCGCCGGCCGATGGCGGCATCGTGACGCGCGAGGATCTGCTGCGGGGTCATGGCCGTCACTCGCCGAGCAGGGATTTACGGGTGAGCGCCATGGGCAGGGGCGTGAGGACGCCGCGCGCCGAGGTGGCGATGGTGCCCTGGAGGCCCTGGCGGATATTGGCGCGGCTCTCGGTGCGCGCGGCCTCGGCGGTCTGGGCCGCCTGCGCGGCCGGGGTGGCCGTGGGCTCGGGCGTGGGGGCCGGGGCCTGGGGTGGGACCACCACGGGCTTCGGGGCGCGGAACAGGCCTGCCATGCGCGGCGATCTCCTTGTGACTGTGGGGGGCGGAACGCCGAAAGGGCCGGCCCCGGCCGCCCGGGGGGCGGAGGGGCCGGCCCTGGGGGCGGCCGGTGCTGGGAAAGGGATCCAAGGGGTAGGTGGCGATCCGGGCTGGACGCAATTCGCCCCTTGGCAAGGGTCTTCTAGGCCTGTGCCGGGGGGAATGTCAAGTTTTTTTTCCTAGATTCTTGCATCCGCGTCAGGCCGCGATACAGCCCAGCCGGCGTGAGGGCGAAGGGCGCGTGCGACCCCAGCACCGCGCGGCAAATGGAGACGCAGTTGAGCGGCACGCCGCGCAGGGGTGCGCCGAGCCCCTCCTCCTCGAGCGGATAGGGGCCGAGCGTCAGCAGGCCGGCGCGGCGATAGAAGCCAGGCAGGTCATACCCCGGCGGCACGCCGAGGCGGGCGAGCAGGAGACGACCGGAGAGGGGGTCCAGGACCAGCCAGCCCGCCGCATCCTCGAGGGCCGCGAAGCAATGCCGGAAGCCGGGGCGAAGCCAGCGCTGCCACCCATGGTCGGCGCGCCCGGAGAAGACGATCCAGGCGTGCTGCGGCGGGTGATGGCGGCGATGGGCAGGCCGCGGGGGAAGGCGCCCGTCGCTCATTCCGCCTTGCCGGCAAAGGGAATGATATCAGCGGTCTGCGCGCCGGGCCCTGGCGCGCCCGCCACGATGCCCTTGACGCGGAGCGGCCATTCCAGCCGGTTCATCGCCTCGCGCCAGAGCCGGTGATCGCCGCGCTCCTGGAGGTGGCGGGGGCAGGGCGCGGTGCCGCGCTCGCCCCAGAGGCGCATGACGCGGGCATGGGCCAGCTCGATACGGCGCTGGCGATAGAGGCGGTCGAGGCACTTGATCACGTCATCCGGCTCGCAAGGGCGGGGGGTTAGCCCCTTGCCTGCGGTGATGCGCGCGCCATCCCGCCGGGCGACCAGGGCGGCCATGGTCCAGAACCAGGCATCCTCGGCCGACGCGAAGGGCTCCGTGCGCACGAGGGGGGAGAAGCGGGGCGTGTGGCTGGTCCGGGGGGAGGGGGTCAT